AGGAGTTCCCGAAGTCGCTGGACGTGAGCAAGGCGATAGACAAGGCGGCGGGGGCGGAGCGGGAAGTAGTGGGCGTCAAGGACAACTCGTTTGGAAGAACGCCGGGCGGCGGCGTTGGGTGGGGCGAAGCGATCGAAGGCGGCAACGCAAGCAAACACATATTCAACATCACCGCCCCCGCCACCGACGCCGCCCGCCAGTGGAGCGGCTGGGGCACTGCGCTCAAGCCCGCGATGGAGCCGATCACGATGGCGCGCAGGCCTCTGGTCGGCACGGTCGCCGAGAATGTGACGGAGTACGGGACGGGGGCGATCAATGTGGAGGGGTGTAGGGTTTCGATTGGCGACGAATACAACCCCGCAGCGATGCAACGACAACAATCGAACCGCGTGACGTGGGCGGGGGGAGAGACAAGCGGGTTTCGACCAGACCACGAGCAGCCGAAGTACAACGCCTCTGGCCGCTGGCCCGCGAACCTGATCCACGACGGGAGCGAAGAGGCGTGCGGCCTGTTCCCGGTTGCGAATGGCGTGGTTGGCGCACGGCGCGAGGGCGGCGACAAGTCCATATTCAGTGGCGGGGGCCACAAGCAGGCGGTCAAACAACGCATTGTCGGCGGCATCAAGGACTCCGGCTCCGCGTCCCGCTTCTTCTACTGCGCGAAGGCGAGCAAGGCGGATCGTGAGGCGGGGTGCGAGTCATTCGTGCCGAGGGACAAGTATGGCCCGGCGGGGCAATGGGGAAGCCACGACTGCTTTAGCGGGAAAACCGGAGACGCTGCTTGGGTTGCGAAGCATCCGAACAAGCCGACGCGCAACCACCACCCCACCGTCAAGCCCACCGCCCTTATGCAATACCTCTGCCGACTCGTCACCCCACCGGGCGGCACCGTTCTCGACCCCTTCGCCGGTTCGGGATCGACGGGGCGCGGGGCGGTCCTCGAAGGCTTCAACTTCATCGGCATCGAGCGCGAGGCCGAGTACGTCGAAATAGCGAGCGCCCGCATCGCCGAGGCCGACGCCACTTACAACGAACGACTGGTAGCACATGCCTCGTAAAGCACGCGGCCAACCGCGACAAATCAACCCGACCCCGGCATCGACCGAGTATTCGATCGCGTTCGTGCGCCCGCAGGACACCAGCGGCGCGCGGTTCACGGTCGCGGGCCGTGCCGACCTGCTGCTGCCCAAGATCAACCAGTGGGTTGAGATCGCGTCTCACGACAACGCGACATCCTGCACGTCGAACATCCTTCGCCTGTACAAGAAGAAGGGCGGCAAGCGCGGCGGGAAGCGGTGGGCAACGCGGGAGATCAACGCCAAGACCAACCGCGACCGCTGGCGGTACCTGACCGGCCAAGCCATCGACACCCCCGGCGCGAAGTCGGTTCTGTGGGCGACGCAGGGCGACGATATCGAGGAAATCATCAACGGCGAGTTGGTCGCGTTTCTGCGTCGGCCGAACCCGTGGATGAGCGGTCAGGACTGGACGTACCTTCGCTTCAAAAGCAAGGAAGATGTCGGCAACGCCTACACATGGTTCTATACCGAGGGCAGCACGGTCGAAGCGTACTTCCTGCCGCCGCAGGGCGTGCGGCTGGTCGCCGGTGCGAACGAACCGATCAGCGTCTACCGCTACTCGCGGCTCGGCGATGCGTACCTCGAAATGGCCGCGAATCAGGTCTTGCACGGCAAGTTGCGGCCGTCGATGCAGGACTGGCGTATCGGCGAGTCATGGACGTACGCGCTGATTCAGGCGATGGACATCCTGCAAGCCGCGACCGATTCACAGTTAGCGTTCTACCTCAACGGCTCGCGGCCCGACATCTTGTTCACGCTCCCCGCGAACACCCCGGTAGACAAGCAGAAGGAAATCAAGGACCGGATTCGCAACGAGCACCGAGGCCCGCAGAAGGCGGGCGGGATCATGGTGGCCTCGGCCGGCACGACGGTCACGCCGATCGGCTACGCGCCCAAAGACCGGGCGTTCATGGATGAGATGGACTACTACCGCCGCATGATCGACAACGCGGCCGGCCGTCCTGAATCGCGGTCGAAGATGAACGACGCGAACCGGGCGAGCGCGGACGCCGGGGCGACGCAGTACGCCCGCACCACCCTTCTCCCGCGTCTGATCCGCGACGCCGAGGAGTTGACCGAGTTCGTGCTGCCGTTGTTCGGCCTGACCCCCGGCGACTACTGGTTCGCCTACGACAACCCCGTCCCCGAGGACGCCGAGGCCCGCACGAACCGTGTCAAGGCGTTGACGGCTGGCGGGCTTATGACGATCAACGAAGGCCGTTCGCTCGAAGGGCTGGAAGCGGTGGACCCCGCGCTCGGCGACGTGCTGCGGTGGAGCGGTCAACCGTTGGTGACGCAACAGACGGCGCAAGAGAACCGCGAGGCGGCACGGGACGCCATGCGGGATCGGCCCAAGCCCGGCGACAGGGACGAGGACGAAGAGGACGATCAGGCCGACGACCGGCCGGACGAACAAGACGACCGCGAGGACGAGGCCAAGAAGCGGGCGACGAAGGCCGTCGCCGCCCACCAGCACAAGGCCGGTTGCGGGTGCGATGTCAAGGAATACGAAGGCGCGGACATGCCGCCCGAGTTCGACGGCGTGCTGGACGGGCTAGAGAACGACATCGCGGCGTGGATTCGGGGCAGCGCGAACGACGCGACCATCGCCGAGGACGGATCGGTCCGCATCGACGACGCCCCGCTGGTCGAAGCCCTCGACCGCTACATCATCGCGGCGGTCGGCGTGAGCCTGTACGGGATCATCTTCGGCGAGAAGGTCGGATACGCCAACCGTGACGCCGAGGCGTGCGCGGCCGAGATCGAAGAGGCCGTAGCCACCTACCGGGCGTCGGGCAAGACGGACAGCGACAAGGCGATCATGCGGGTCGCGGTTGCCAAGGCCATCCGCGCCAACGTGGAACGCGGCAACGTCGGCAACGTCATCGCGGCACTGGACGGCGACGCGAAGGAGTTGGCGAAGGCCGTGGCCGAGGATGTGTACGGCTGGGCCGAGACGGACGGGGGCAAGGCGTCCGAGGTCGTGAAGGCGTCCTATGGGAAGTTGATCACGCTGGCCGCGATTGCGGCGTTGATCCGGCAGCAGGCACAACGGGCACGCGGGCTTGGCGGTGCGGCGGCAACCTACGCCCGTCGCGTGGCCCGTGGGATGGCACAGACGCAGCGGGCGTTGGTGACGGCGGCGACGGTCGCGGCACAAGCGGGCGGGGTGTCGCTGGACGCGGCCCTCGTGTCGGCTCGGTCTAGCGTGGCAGAGACGGCGACGTACCGGTCGGTAGCAGCGGCAAGGACCGAGACGGCGGCGGCAGACAACTACGCGAACATCTGGGCGTACTCGGCGGGCGGGCGCATCGAAGCGGTCGAATGGGTGCTGTCGGCGGTTCCATGTCAAACGTGCATTGCGCTGGCGATCGACACCGGGACGGCGAACGGGTCGATGGACCCGGTACAGGCGGAATCGTTCCGGGCGCAACTGGCGGCGATCGGGCCGGGGTACAACGACAACACCAAGCCGCAACTCGCGGCGTTGGGCGCGGCGGTCATGGCATCGGGCGCGACGTTCTCAGTGCCGCTCGGCACCGCGTTCGGCAGGGTCGGCAGCACGTTCGACACGATCGCAGTAGACGAGGACGACGCGGCCCGACATATGGCGTGGTTGGTCGCGGCTGGCCGGATCGACGGGAGGCAGGCCGTCGTCTTTGAGGTCGGCATCCACGCCCCGCCGTTGCATGTGAACTGCAACTGCTCCATCCGCCCCATCTTCAAGGCATAACCAATGGCTTTCCCTATCGACATGGCAAAGACCCGCGTGGAGCGGATCAAGTCGCGGCACGGGTTGAAGGACTCGGATCGCGTCGGTGTGTTCGGCTCGTTCGACACCAAGGCGGCAATCGACGCCGCGAACGGGAACAACGACATCATCGCCATCGCCACGACCGACGATATCGACCTTGACGATGAGGTCGTTCTGCCGGGCGGCGCGGACTTCTCGTACATCCTCAACAAAGACAACACCGGCAACCGCAAGTTGTTCGTCGATCACGACTATTCGATCGCGTCGTGCGTGGGGATGCTGCGGTCGATCACGCCCTACCCGTCCGCGTCGGCCCAACGGGGCTGGCAGTTCCGGGCGCGGCTCTACGACGGCTTGCCCTACCCCGCCGCCGACGCGGTTCGCAAGATCATCGAGCAGGACGGAATCGGTATCAGCATCGGGTTCATCGCCGACGAATGGGGTGCGCCCACGGCGGAAGAGGCGATCAAATACCCCGGTGCGGAGTCCATCGTCCGCAAGTGGCGGATGCTCGAAGCGTCCTTCACCTGTTTCCCGTGCAACGTCTCGTGTCGGACCCTCGCCTCGCGCACCGACACCGAGAAGGCGGCGGACATCGCCCGGCACGTTGACGAGCGCACCCGCGCGATTATGAACCTGCGGCTTCCCCCCTTGGAGTTCACGCTGGACGACGAATAACCGCGTCGGCCCGCTTTCCCCTTCCCACGTTCACGACGGCTACCGCCTGTGCGCTACGGCGTTTGTGCCCGCGCGCGTCTCGCGTGATGCCCGGATGAGCAACGGAGTTCACACCCCGTTTCTTACCGGAGACACACACCCATGAATCGCAAACATCTGTTGAAGGCCCTGCGTGCGCAGGGCTACAAGGGCAAGGCCGAACTTGCCGATATTCAGGCGTTCCTGACCGAGAGCGGCGGCGACGCCGAGTCCATCATCATCAACGGCGAGACTCACAAGGTCGCCGACCTCTTCGCCAAGACCGCGACGCTCGCCGTTGCGGTCGAGGACGACGAGCAGATCGACACCAAGGCCGCCGCCCCCAAGGGCAACGGCTGGTCGAAGATCGCGGAGGTTGAAGGCAAGGGTTCGATCGGCGCGCCCGCCGTTCGTTCCGACCGCGAGCGTGCGGTCAAGTCCTACAACGCCCGCGTTCGCAACCAGTCCGCCGACACCCCGACCGACCGCAAGGCGGTTTTCGCGGACGGCGACGAGGCCGAGGCGTTCGGCGCGTTCTTCCGTCTGGCCGTGGCCGGGCCGAGCAATTCGTACAGCGAGAAGCGTTCGGACCTTGACATCATCGGCAAGGCGAACGTCAACTACGACAACACCCTCGGCGGCGCGTTGGTCCCGCAGCAGTTCAGCAACCAGATCATCTGGCTTTCTGAGCAGTACGGCACCGCCCTGAAAATCGCTTCGGTCGAACGCATGACAAGCGATACGGGCAACTACCCGCGTCAGACCGCGATTCAGGCCATGAGCCCGAGTGCAGAAGGCGCGGCCAAGACCGCCGCCGACGACACCTCGGACAGCGTGGGCCTGACCTGCCGCGAAGCCTCGCTCATCAAGCAGGCTTCGTATCAGTGGTTCGAGGATTCGGCGGTCAACGTTTCCGACCTCTTCGCCCGCAACTTCGCCGAGTCTGCCGCCCGCCGCATCGACCTCGACTACTTCCTCGGCGACGGCACCAGCACCTATAACAACTTCGTCGGTCTCAAAACGAAACTTGGCACGTCGGGCAACAAGTACGTTCAAGCCACGGGCGGCGCGTGGTCGGGTTGGACGACGGCGGACTTCAACAAGGCTTTGGGCCGCTTGGAGTACGTCAACTCGTCCCGCATCCGCATCGTGGGTTCGCGTCAGAACTTCTACGCGGCCCCGAATCGGTTGCAGACCAACACCAATCAGTTCTCGCAGTTGATCGGCCCCGGCATGGACGGCGCAGACAAGGCGTTCTTGTCGCTCCCCTACCACTTCGCACAGGTTCTTTGGGATGGTCAGACCACCCCCGAAACCTCGTCCGCAACCCCCGGCGCGTTCGTCGGCGACTTCGCGGCCGGTTCCAAGATCGGTTTGCGCGACGAGTTGCGTATCAAGTTCAGCGACGAGTACGGCTTCGCCAACGGCCTCGTGTCGTGGCGCGGCACGATGCGGTACGCGATCAACATTCACCTTGACGGTCGCGGCGCGACGTACGGCCCGATCCTCGGCCTCGGTAACTAAACCCCCAACCCGGCAACGCCGGAAAAGGAAAGAACACATGCTTTTCGGACAGAACGAGCAGATTCAGGTTTTGCGGTTCAACACCAGTGCCGCGACCAACGCCACCGCGTCCTCGAACGCGATGGACATGAACGGTTACAAGGCGGGCAAGATTCTCATCTTCGGCCCCGCCGCGACCGCCACGAACGCCAGCGCGAAGTTCGATTCGCTCACGTTCGAGTACGCAAGCTCCACCAGCGGCCCTTGGACGACGCAGTTCCAAGGCACCACCAACACCTCGACCACGAACACCTCGCAGTTCGTGATTGCGGCCCACAACAACACGAGCTTGCCGATGGTGGGCGAGTTCAACTTCGTGCCCCGTGACCGCTACTACCGCGCGGTCGTGCAGGGTCCGACCAGTTACAACACGACCACGATCATCGGTTTCGCCAACAACCCCGACGAGGTGCCGAACTCGGCGTCCGAGGCGGGCGTGGCGTACCGCGTGGTTGCGGCTGGCTAACCAGACATCGGCGGCGGGGTGAAACCCGTCGCCGGTTTTCAAGGAGGGTTTGCATGGAAGGCATCGAGTATCGGCAGAAGGTCGCGGACAAGTTTCGATGGTTGATCGGCAAGGAAAGCGGTTGGCAGTACGGCGAACAGGGGGTTCTGTCCGCTGTCTGCCGGGCGCTGGACGACCAGCCCAAGACGTGCGTGGAGTTCGGAGCCGGGAACGGGCGCGACCTGCCCGTCGCCGCCGCGGACCAGATCAAACGCGGGTGGCGGGCGCGGCTCATCGAAGCCGACAAAGACAGCGCGGCGTCCCTTGCCGAGAAGTACCCACGGGCCGAGGTCGTGAACGAGAAGGTTACGCCGGACACGATCGGTCTGGTAGACGATGCGTTCGACGCGCCCGCCACGCTCGTAGTCGTGGACGTGGACGGCGACGATATCAAGATGGTCGAGGCGATGCGTTCGTCGCCCGCCGTGTTCATGGTCGAACATTGGGACGAGGCGGACCCGAGCAACCCGAGGGAGGCGTCCGTCCCGGCCGATCTTGGGGTCCGCTCGCCGGAGGGGTTCACGAAGGAAGCGAACAGCGCGGCCGTGGGCGAGTTGTTGGCCGGGCGCGGGTATGTGCCGGTCTGGTCCGGCCGGGTGAACGCGGTCTATGTGCGTTCGGACTTGGCCGACCGGCTCGCGCGGCGAGACATCACCCCGGACGGTCCCGTTCGGTTGAATATCGGAGGCGGTGAAACCGAGATCGAAGGGTTCATCAACGTCGATCGTCGGTTCGGGTTGGAGGCGTACCCGCTCCCGTACCCGGACGGCGTGGCCGAAGAGGTGCGGGCATCGCACATTCTGGAACACTTCCCGTACGCGATCACGCAAGACGTGGTGAACGAATGGGTCCGGGTGCTGAAGCCCGGCGGACGGTTGCAGATCGCTGTGCCGGACTTCGCCAAGTGCATCGAGGTTTACCGGAACGAGCGGCGGTTCCCAATCCCGGTCGAGAAGGCTATCTTCGGCGGGCAGATCGACGAAAACGACTTCCACAAGGCCCAATTCGACTACGGCGGCTTGTTCGTGGTCATGCAGCGGGCGGGGTTGGTTGGGATTGACCGTTGGACATCGGACATTGAAGGCGAAGCCGCATCGCTGGATATCAGCCTCAACTTGGAGGGCTACAAGCCGACGACGAATCTGCAAGCGATGTCCCGCAAGACCCGCGCGGTCATGAGCGTGCCGCGAATCATTTTCACGGATACCGCCAAGTGTTGCGAAGCGGTCTTCGGGCAGTTGCAAATCCCGTGGGATATGGAAACGGGGGCGTTCTGGGGGCAATGCCTCGAGCGCGCGATGGAGCGGACCATCTCCCGCAACGACGGCACCGAGTACATCCTCGCGGTGGACTACGACACGATCTTCGACGCCAACGTTCTCGGCAAGTTGTTCATGCTCATGGACAAGCACCCCGAGATCGACGCGATCGCGCCGCTACAGGTTGGGCGCGGGCGGGACTTCATGCTGGTCGCGTCCGACAAGCCCGCCGAGCGTTCGGAGTTGATTGGGCCGCTCTTCGATGCGACGATGGCGCACTTCGGATGCACGTTGATCCGGGTGTCAGCACTGAAGAAGATGCCGCACCCGTGGTTCATCCCGGTCCCGAACAAGGACGGCCGTTGGGGTGACGGGCGTACAGACGACGACGTGCAGTTCTGGAAGTCCTTCAAAGCGGCGGGCAACCGGCTCGCCGTGGCGACACGGGTGAGCGTCGGGCACATTCAGAGCGTGATCTCGTGGCCAACCGAAGGCATGGGCGTGCTGCATCAGTACATGGACCAGTACAACAACTACGGACCACCGAACGAACGCAGGCATTGACGGGCGAGCCTAGTAACCACCCCGACCCATCGTCTCGCCCTCCTTTCCCTCGCGCGTTGGGAGAAATCCCTTCGCGCGGGGTTATGAAAACGCCCCCCAAGAACAAGAAGATCAAGAAGGCCAAGGTCAAGAACAAGACGGCAGGTTGACGCATGGCACTTATCACCACTGCTCAGTACAAAACTTACGCGGGCATCACCGACACCTCGCTCGATTCGTTCCTCGCCGTGGCGATTCCCGCCGCACAGGAGATCATCGAGACGATGGCCGGGCGACCCGCCGGGGGGTTTGAATCGGCGTCGTTCACCGAGAATTTCGACGGCGACGAACGTCGCTGCTTCTACGTCAAGTGCTGGCCGATCACGGCTATCGCGTCGGTGTCGGAACTGTCGGCCGATGGCACGGCGACGGCCATGTCTACCAGCGACTACACGATCTCGCCGGACTCCAAAGCGGTCTGCCGCACGGGGGCGGTCGTCGGACGTTTCGGCGGGTCGCTGAACGACCTCGACGGCGAGTTCATGCCGAACCAGACCGGGGTGTACCCGCAGTTCGTCATGGGAACGAAGAACTACCGCATCGTCTACACGGGCGGGTATTCGACGGTTCCGGCGCGGTTGCAATGGCTCATGTACCGGCTGGTAGATGACGCGGTATCGAGCCGCCGCCAGCCATCCACGCTCATGTCCGAAAGCATCGGCGACTACTCGTACAAACTCGGCGCGTCGGCCGAGACGCTCGTGGAAGTCAATTCGCTGTTGGCCGAGTGGACGACGAATCTGGCATGATCCGGTTCCCTCACAACCTTATGACCGGCACCTGTGAGATTCAGGGGCCGACCACGAACACCGTGACGAACGGGATGCATGTCTACACCTACGCGGCCAAGACCGGGCTATCGGCGGTCCCGTGCCGCAGGCAACCGTCCGGGTACTCGGACTCTCTTCGCTGGTCGCGCGAGACGGGCGACGTGACGGATGTGTTCTACTTGCCGCCCACGGTCGGATCGACGGCGGTTGTCGTGAACAAGGAAGACAAGATCGTCCACGACGGGAACACATACCGCGTGATCGGCCCGGCGTCGGACCCGGCCGGGGATGGCGGGATGCTGCGGGTCGTGTGTAGTCGGAACACCTGATATGGCTATCACGGTGCGGATCGTTGACAACTCGCAGAAGTGGCTACAAGGATCACAACGGGCCGTCGCCGCTGGCGTAGAGGCGGCGGCCGAGGTCTTGGCCGCGAAGATGAAAGAGGTGTTGTCGAAACAATCGGGCGGCGGCGGCATCGGGTCGGGCGCGGGCGGCAGTCGGCCGAGCAGTCCCGGCTCGCCCCCGGCGTACCAGCGGGGCGCGTTGCATCGGTCGATCCGTTCCACGCGGGCAACCATCAGCGGGGCCGTGGTGTCGGCGTCGGCGGGCACCGACAGGGCGTACGGCCGAAGCCTCGATCAAGGATTCACCGCGACGGCGCGGGGCGGCGGGCTTCTCGTGCCGCTTCAACCCGAGGCGTACAGGCTCGCCGAACGCGGCGCGGTGCGCGGGAATAACGACATCTTCCCGATCCGCAGGCCGGGCAAGCCCACGATTCTCGCCCGCAAGGGTCCGAACGGTTCGGTCGTTCCGTTGTTCGTGCTGCCGAAGACGGTGCGTGTCGCGGCCCGCCCGTGGTTGCGGCCTTCGCTCAATCAGGCACGCGCCGCAATGGGCGCGGCGTTCATCCGGGCAGCAAAGACGGCGAATAGGGCGGCGACATGATCCCCGAGATTGAAGACTACATCTACACGAAGTTGCAGGCCGACGCGACGCTCACCGCGATCGTCGGCACCCGAACGACCAACATCTACGGGAGCCGGGCGACGCTGCAATTCCCGTACGTCGTGTTCCAAGTCACGGAGTCCC